GGGGGGGTGAAGAAGATGGCAGATAACAAACCTACACTTGAAATTGACAGAGAAAAGAACGAAGTTACGATAAAATGTAATGGGGATACTGTAAAGTTCAAAGATGATAATGTGGAAGTGACCAGGGCGAGTAAAAACATGATGCTTAAGCCACCAGACATAACCCCACAACTCGCCATATCAGCATTCGCAGTGCTGCATCAATATTGCAGTTCAATCAGCCCACATGATTGCATCAGATGCGCATTTTACGAACATTGCCCGGAATGCTTCATGGGGTGTCCGGGAGATCAAGGCGAGGTAATCAGAAAACTACAGGAAAACGAATAGAATAATTGAAAATGATATGATTTTGACATATAATTAAAGAAAAAAAGGAGAAAGTAAAAATGAAAAAACATCGATAAAATGAAACAAAATATAGTAAAACAAATTGAAAATATGAGCGTTGAGAAATTTGAAAAGTTTGCATCGGTTTTGGACGGATCCACGAATATGCCAAAGAGATTGATAGATACATCAGTTTTATTTGATTGTGTGAAATGTCAGAAAACATATAGCTGTTCTGGAGAAGATGATGATTTTGAGCAATGCTCAAATAGATTTAGAGAATATGCATTGAGAGAAGAAAAATAAATATGTTTATAAAATTAGAGAGTCGGTATTTACCGGCTCTTTTTTAATGTAAAATTCCTCAAACATGTACCACAACTTTTCTGCTGACCTGTGATAAAATATAATCAGAAGTGTTACTATGGGATTTTATAGCCAGAAATGAGGTGATGATATGGCGAACTTAAAAGCAGTTACAAGAAAACTTCAAAAAGCTATATTGTCCACCGGATTAATCATAAAAATCGGAACATCACAATTCTACAGTCGTGAGCAGGAACGGTTGATAACAATAACAATTATATCAACACCAGTATTCAGACCAACAAAGCGTGGCGAATGGAAAGATTGTGATTATGAAATCCTACGAACTGCATCCCAGTACGATGTGGTCATGTGCCTAAAAGAAATATGGGAGGCGTTCAGAAAATGAGGATAGACAGAGGTGATTAGATGGACTTAACGCCTAAGCAGAAAGCGTTTGCACTTGAATATATAAAGAATGGCGGGAATGCATCTGATGCCGCAAGAAAAGCTGGGTATAGTGAGAAAACAGCATATTCAATGGGACAACAGAACTTGAAAAAACTTGAGGTTTCTTCCTATATAGCCGAAAAACAGTCTCTCATTGAAAAACAAAAAGGCACTGACATTATGTCACTGGCGGAAATTCAGCAACGTCGCTCCATGATTGCAAGGGGAGAGCTGACTGATTCATTTGGATTTGCTCCGGATTTCTCCGATCAGCTGAAATCTATGAATGATCTGGAGAAAACGCTTGCTATAAAAGAAGCCAGAGAAGAACAGAAGAAAGCAGAAGAAAAAGCCAGATTGAAAAGTGAATATCATATTGATCTGGATATTGTCCCGGACGTATTTCATAAAATGATTAGAGATATCCGGAAAAAGAAACATAGCGAATACATTCTTCCTGGCGGACGTGGCTCCATGAAATCCTCGACTATATCTCTGATTATACCGGAACTGTTGAAGAATAATCCGAATATGCACGCTCTGATCCTGCGAAAAGTCGGAAACACTATCAAGGATTCTGTTTATGCTCAGATGAAGTGGGCCATTGATAAATTAAATCTAAATGAGGAATTTGTGTGCAAGGTATCTCCTATGGAGATTACGTATAAGCCCACTGGACAGAAGATTTACTTTCGTGGCGCTGACGATCCATTAAAGATTAAGTCTATCAAGCCAGAGTTTGGATATATTGGAATAGTCTGGTTCGAGGAATTAGATCAGTTTTCTAATCCAGAAGAAATCCGAAACATTCAGCAGTCTGCTATTCGTGGTGGTAATGAAGCATATAAATTCAAATCATTTAACCCACCTAGAAGCAAGAATAACTGGGCAAATGAGTACACGGCAGAAGCAGAAGAAAAAGATGAAAATGTGATGGTTGTGCACAGCACGTACCTCGACTTAGGAATTGAGCAGGAGTGGCTTGGTGACGTATTCCTCGCAGATGCCGAACATCTAAAAGAAGTAAATCCAGACGCTTACGACAATGAGTACCTTGGACACGCTAACGGAAATGGCGGAAACATCTTCGAATACATCGAAGAAAGAACTATCACAGACGAAGAAATCAGCCATTTTGATAGAATTTATCAGGGGGTTGACTGGGGCTGGTACCCAGACAAATACGCTTTCTCCAGAATTTATTATGATTCCGCCAGAGAAACAATTTATTTCATTGATGAGATTTATGAAAACAAAAAATCAAATGAATGGACTGCGAATGAAATCAAGCGAAGACAGTATGACGATTACGAAATTACTTGCGATTCCGCCGAACCTAAATCAATCAATGATTACAGAGATTTAGGACTTCCAGCAAGAGGGGCAATCAAAGGGCCGGGAAGTATTGAGTATTCAATGAAGTGGCTGCAAAGAAGAAAACTTGTATTTGATCCAAAAAGAACACCAAATGCTTGTAAGGAGTTCAAAAAGTACGAATACGAACGCGACAAAGACGGAAATATTTGCAGTGGATATCCGGATAAGGATAATCATTTGATAGACTCCGTCCGGTATGGCTCAGAGTCATTGTGGAGAAGAAGGGGGCGCAGTGCATAATGTGTAAATTTTGTGATGAATTAGCTTCTTGGAAAGAATGTCATGATAATCCAGAATGCAAGAAGAATAAATATATATACGGCTGTATGCTGTACATACACATGAAAGACCGAAAAGGAAGTATTACTTCCAGACCGTTTGACCTTAATTATTGTCCAATGTGCGGAAAGAAGATAGCGACAGGTGACTTAAATGTTAGATAGGTACTTTTCAGATAAAATAAATAAATTCTTAAGCATCGGTTTAAAAATATATGGATCATCTGACATTAACGAAATCTTAAAAGTTGTAGAATATGAAGACATTATTGTGCGAGATACTTCTGTAAGATGGATGGATTTTAAAAGGTAGATTAAATGGGACTTATAACAACACTAAAAAGGTGGTTTAACATGATATTCAAAAAACAAGCCGAAGAGGATTTTAATATCCAGGCAGCCGAGTTCCCGGAGATGGAAACACTGATTAACCGGTGTGCGAACATCTATAGGGGCGTACCGGAATGGTTAGATGATAAGAATAATATCAAGACGATCAATTTCGCTAAATCTGTCTGCTCAGAAACAGCTCGGCTCGCAACATTGGCGATCGGTATTCAGATTGATGGTTCTGCAAGGGCTACATGGCTTCAGGAGCAGATTGACAAGGTATATTTCCAGATACGCCACTGGGTAGAATATGGTTGCGCTTACGGAACGGTGTTCATTAAACCAAACGGTGAGAGTCTTGACGTATTTACTCCGGCAGATGTGATGATTGTGGATTACGACAATCAGGAAATTAAAGGGATTATATTTAAAGATTCTTATACTGTTGGACGGAAATACTACACACGGCTTGAATATCATAGGTTTATTGAGACCACTGTGGACGGTGCGACAACCTATCCGTACTATGTTTCTAATAGAGCTTATGTATCAAAATCCCCTCAGAGCATCGGAGATAAGATTGACCTTAAACAGACCAAATGGGCGGACCTCATGGCAGATACACCGCCAATACTCAAGGCAAACGGAGAGAAGCTGGACGGACCTCTGTACGGAGTGCTGCGGACACCACAGGCGAACAATGTGGACATCAGTACACCACTTGGACTTCCGATTTTTGCAGAAGCCATTGAAGAGTTAAAAGACCTCGACATTGCATACAGCCGTAATGCCGGAGAAATTTTTGACTCGCAGAAGATTGTTCTGGCAGATGATAGACTGCTGATGCCAAGCGGTACACCCGTAGCAGCTATGTCACCACAGGGCATGGAGAACAGACGGAAGGAAATGAGATTACCGCACTTTGTCAAGAATGTGTTTGGGCAGGACGAAAAGGAGTTCTATCAGGAAATTAATCCAATTCTCAACACAGATACCCGTATAAGTGGCATAAATGCCATTTTAAGCCAGTTGGGATATAAGATTGGATTCTCCAACGGCTACTTTGTTTTTAACGAATCTAGCGGCATTCAGACGGCTACAGGAGTAGAAGCAGAACAGCAGAGGACAGTGCAGTTTGTCAAGGATGTAAGGGATAAGTTGGAATCTTGCTTAGATGAAGTTATTTACGCATTGAACGTCTACGCTGATCTGTACGGACTTGCACCGGTTGGGGCTTATGAAGTCAATTATGATTTCGGCGATATTCTCTATGTCAGAGAAAACGATCGTGCTAGATGGTGGCAATATGTTACTACTAACAAAGTTCCGGCATGGATGTATTTCGTGAAGTTTGAGGGAATGACAGAGGACGAAGCGAAAGCAATGGTCAAAGAAGCTCAGCCAGACGAACCAACATTATTCGGAGAGGAGTGAGAAGATGGCAGATAAACCAGTAACGAGAGAAGAGAAGTACCTCGCATATCTGACAGGTGATTATACAGGCGAAGTCCCGAAGCCGATCACGAGAAAAGAAAAGTACCTGTATAAACTCTGTGCAGACGGAATCGGAACCAGTAAAGAAGCTATAGCAGAAGCAGTGCAGACTTATCTGACCGATAAGGGCGTTGGACTGGATATTGACGCAGATGGGTATGTGAGTTTGAAAGCAACGGAGGGAAATAATAATGACTGATACATTTAAGGGAATAATCACAGCAGACGGAAAAAAGAGAACGTTTGCAAGAGAAGGAATTACGCCGGAATACGTATCAGATAAAACCCTATCCGTAGACGGTGGCTTTGCTGATGCGAAAGCAACTGGTGACGTAGTTAAGTCACTAAAGGAAGATAAAGCCGATAAAACATCTCTTGCACAAACCGACAGAAAACTCGATGCACTCTGGAAACTCAATCAGGGTATTAGCTATGAATTTCAGACAGATGAAGCAGAAGCATATCAAAAAACGGTTCCAAGTGGTGCGAAGGTGGCGAATATTAAAAGTATTGGCGGTAAGACGATTGTTTGGAATCAGTTAAATTTGAATAAAGAAAATTCTGTTACGAGAGGCGGTATTTCTTTTATAAACAATAAGGACGGTTCTTGGACAATAACTGGAACTTGTAGTGCCCCTGATGGCAAAAGTGCTAATACAGCAATATACTTATTTTCAAATGAATTTGTATCAGGTCATAAATATTTAGTTAAAGCTGATAAATATTTTGGTGAAAATTATGGTTTTGCAATTAACGGCGTTTCTGTCCCACTAAAAAAAGCAGTAATTGTCAATTACCGTTTTAATCCAATAATATTCGTAAAAGACAAGGTAACCGTGGATAATGTTACGATGCGAATGAATATTTTTGACCTCACCCAAATGTTCGGCGCAGGTAACGAACCATCCACACCCGAAGAATTTGAAGCTATGTTCCCAGCAGACTACTATCCGTATAATGCAGGTGAACTGATGAGCACACCTGTGAATGAAGTTATATATTTAGACACCAAAAGTCAAGAAACATCCTATCCAATTCCACAAGCCATTCTTGACCTAGATGGTTATGGAGGGAGTGAAAACTTTGTTGATTTTGTGGAAAAGAAATATCACAAAGGGGAAAGGACAATTGATATATCAGATATCATTGGTGATACATTCCAAGGACTTCTTGAAGTCGAAGCTGGTGGCACACTTATGTTTAAGAACAGCCACGGTGATGATTACAGAATCCCTGTACCAAGTTCTGAAGAATATGCAATATCTTTAGCGGAGGTGGTAAAATGACTGAAATGCAGAAGAAAATGATGGAGAAACTTGGTCTGGTTAAATCAGACTTTGAGAAAAAAGAAACGGTGATAAGCAATGAAGAACGTATCAATGACCTTGAGATTGCTGTTTGCGAACTGTTTGAAACACTTGGAAATGCTGAATAAGAAAAGGAGAAATAAAATGATGGCAAAAGTATTTTTTAACAGATTGATTGTAGGAACTATTACATATGATGCAATTCCTGAGAAATATCAGGATAAAGTAAGAGAATATGGTATTGAGTATGTGAAAAAAGGAAAACTTCCTGTGGAAGAATATGAAATGCTGTATAAAGAAGAATATCCAGAGGGCAAGTAATTAACTAAAGAGGGCTTTAGAGAACCAGTAAAAAACCAAAACATGTACCATAACATTTATCGAAAGAGGTGATATACTATGCTTAGTCCAGAATATTTACGCCGGATAACAGAGGGCAGTGAACAAATTGCAGAAGAATTGCACCAGTATATCATCTCTGAGATCGTGTCGCGGATGATGGCAAGAATCGGCAGAGGTGAGGACTATATTCTGACTAATGCTGATGCATGGAGAATCAGAACGCTACAGGAATCCGGTGAACTGTTAGAGGACATTCTGGCAGAATTATCCAAATATACCAAACGTGAACAGCAGGAACTTCTTGAAGCATTTGAGGATGCCGGAATCACTGCAATGGACTACGATGATAAGATATACAAGGCGGCAGGATTAAGCCCTGTACCGCTAGAACAGTCCCCGACTATGATAAGACTCATGGAGCGGAATATGCTTGCAACCATGGGCGAGTGGAAGAACTTTACACGAACAACTGCAAGTGTCGCTCAGAGGCTCTATATCGAACAATGCGACCTTGCATATAATCATGTAATGACTGGGGCAGTTGGATATACGCAAGCCATCAAAGAAGCAGTCAACAACGTTGTATCAGATGGTGTTACCGTCACATACCCATCTGGCAGAAAAGACACGATTGAAACAGCGGTAGCACGTTCTGTCAGAACCGGTGTGGCTCAGGCTACGGGAGATATATCCCTAAGACGCATGGAAGAAATGGACTGGGACTTGATTCTTGTCAGTGCTCACATAGGAGCCAGAACGGGTGACGGCGGCGAGAATCCGGGAAATCACTCATGGTGGCAAGGCAAGATATACTCTCGTTCTGGCAAGAGTAAGAAATTTCCGCCGTTCTCATTGACTGGATATGGAACGGCAAGTGGACTGTCAGGAGTCAATTGCCGACATAGCTTCGGGGCAAGTGACGGAGAATTTAATCCTTATGCAGAACTATCAGCGCAGGATAAAGCCGACAAGGGAAAGCAGTACGAAAAGGAACAGCGGCAACGTACTTATGAGCGGAGAATCCGAAAGACAAAGAGAGAAGTCCTTGGACTGCAAGCAGGAGTTGACAATGCACCAAATGAAAAGGCGAAATTCGCATTACAGCAAGACCTTGACCGGAAGTCTTATCTTTTACAGAAACAAAATGCTGCATACAAAGATTACTGCAAGCAGAACGACCTGAGGGAACTGCAAGATCGGCTTATGATCGCTAAATGGAACCGTCAGAACGCCGCAAAAGCCAGAGGAGCGGCAAAGAGATATAAAGTGGCAAAGGGGATTGACTGATGGATAGATGGGAATATTTCAATCCTAATCCTGTTAGGGGTAAGAGAACAGGAGATTGCGTTGTCCGGGCAATATGCAAAGCAACCGGTTTCGACTGGGAAACAGTATTCGCCGGACTGATGGTACAGGCGTGTGCTCTGTCAGATATGCCGAGTGCAAATTATGTTTGGGGAGCGTATCTCTATAAGCGTGGGTTCAGACGCAAACTGATAGAGCAGTCAGAACGATATATCTATACAGTCAATGACTTCTGCGTAGATCATCCGACAGGTACATATATTCTCTGCATAGATGGTCATGTGGTGGCAGCACAAGACGGTAAATATTATGATACATGGGATAGTGGTAATGAAATCCCAGTATATTACTGGGAAAAGGAGTAGCTAAATGAGCATATCAGAATTTGTACAGATTTTCCTCTCTATCTGCGGAGGAGTGTCCATTGTTGGAGGTGCAGCAGCTGTAATCTTTAAATGGATTACACCGGCGTTCCGACTCAATAAGCGAGTAGAGACACTGGAAGAACATGATAGACGAGATTATGAAAGTCTTCGGAGAATTGCAGAACGAGATTCATTAATTCTGGAAGTATTGTCGACCATGCTGGACAGTCAGATCAGCGGCAACAATGTGGAGGAATTAAAAAAAACAAAACAGAAGCTTACAAATTATCTTGCACAGAATCAACGTTAATTGCATTAATAAGGGGTATGCTCATGAAGTTATATGTATTCACTAAGAAAGATATAGACAGGTTCTTGACAGAGTGTAATTTCACACCGGATGAAGAAAGACTGTTCCGGCTGAGATGCAAGGAATATACGCTTGAGTACTGTGCTGAACAGATGAATGTGAGCATGTCCACGGCGAAACGATTAAGCCGGAGGGTGAATAATAAAATAATTAAAGTATGCTGATACTTTTTGGACACTAATTAGAGCCAGAAACGAACTGTTTCCGGTTCTTTTTTTATGCAAAAATATAATCAGAAAGGCGGTGCATAAGATGGCATTATATAACAATCCTTATCAATACAGTTTTGGTGTTCCGGGACAGATGAATCAGTTTCAGCAGCAGCCTGTCCAGATGCCGGCTCAACCAGTACAGCAACCCCAGCAGAATAACAATGGCATCCTGTGGGTGTCTGGAGAAGTCGGCGCAAAATCTTATCTGGTAGCACCCGGAACAAGTGTTTTACTGATGGACAGTGAGAGCGAAAAGTTCTACATAAAATCCACGGACGTTTCCGGTATGCCACAGCCATTACGGACGTTTGAGTATCATGAAGTAGGCACTCAGATGCCACCTAAACAGCCTGTTCAGAACATGGACAGTAAATACGTCACCAGACAGGAATATGATGATTTAAAGGGCAAATACGAAGCTATCATAAACCGATTAAATTCTTTTTCTGAACCTGTTAGAGCTAATACCGTGCAGGAATCAGCGGTCAAGGGAGGAAACGCAGATGAGTAATCCATTATTCAACGCACTTGGTGGTGGAATGCCGCAGGGTAACGGTCCGATGCAAATGATACAGCAGTTTATGCAGTTTAAGCAGAATTTTAAAGGAGACCCAAAAGCAGAAGTTGAGAAAATGCTACAGTCTGGACGGATTTCCCAACAGCAACTTAATCAGGTTCAGCAGATGGCAGGGCAGTTTCAGAATCTGCTAAAAAATATGAAATAGTACATTACAATCTGGCCAGATTGATGTAAATACACAATAAAGGAGATTATAACTATGGATGGAAATTTAACAGCATCAGACGTTGCTCTTTTGACCGGGAACAACAGGAATGATGGAATGTTTGGTGGAGACGGTGCATGGTGGCTTATCGTGCTTTTCTTATTCGCATTCTGCGGATGGGGAAACAACGGCTGGGGCAATAACGGCAACGGCGGTGGATATATAGCCACAGCAGCTACTCAGGCAGACATTCAGAGAGGATTCGACAATTCCGCAGTAATCAGCAAACTTGACGGAATTAACAACGGTCTCTGCGATGGATTCTATGCAGCGAACAACGGTATGCTTACCGGTTTTAATGGAATCAACACAAACATCATGCAGACCGGTTTTGGAATTCAGCAGGCAATCAATGCTGATACTGTAGCAAATATGCAGAACACCAATGCACTCCAGGCACAGCTTGCTCAGTGTTGCTGTGAGACCCGAGAAGCTATCCAGGGCGTGAACTACAATATGGCGCAGAACACCTGCGCATTGCAGAATACCATGAACAACAACACAAGAGACATTATCGACAGCCAGAATGCAGGAACAAGAGCAATTCTTGATTATCTTTGCAATGAAAAGATTTCTTCTCTTCAGGCTGAAAACAATGATCTCAGACGTGCTGCTTCTCAGGATCGCCAGAGTGCACTTCTCACAACTGCAATGGCTTCACAGACACAGCAGCTCATTAATGCGATCAATCCAGCACCGATTCCGGCATATCAGGTTCCTAATCCGAACACGTATTACGGATGCGGATGCAACACTGGATGCAATTGCTGATAACTTCATATCGAGAGTATCTTTCGATTGATTCGAATGTCGGCTTATGCCGTATTACACAGAGGGGCAGGCTGAGACCTGCCTTTTTGTGATATGAAAGGAGTATTTTTATGGCAGAATTTACAAGTGTAGCTGCTCAGACTGTAGCAGCAAATGGAAACGTAGTATTTTCAAACACAGCAGTTAAAGGTTCTAACTGTATTCAGCACAGAGAGGGAAGCGGAATTATCACTCTGAGGGGACTGACTAACCAGTGCAAGGCTAGATTTTTTGTGGATTTTTCTGGTAATATCGCAATTCCAACAGGCGGTACTGTCGGAGCTATTTCTCTGGCAATTGCAATCTCTGGTGAGCCGGTTCTTTCTTCTCAGATGATCTCCACACCGGCAGCAGTAGACCAGTATAATAATGTGTCCTCTGGCATCTATATTGATGTACCTCGCGGATGTTGCGCTAATATCGCAGTAGAAAACACAAGCGATCAGGCTATTTCTGTTGCGAACGCAAACATTGTTGTGACCAGAGAAGCGTAGGAGGTGTGATTATGAGAGACATTAAAGACTTATGCGCAAGAATTGAAGACGAACTGTCCAAAATCGCAGATAGTGGACTGACCACTGGAAATCTGGAAATGACATACAAACTGATTGATATGTATAAAGATATCAAGAATACGCAGTACTGGGACAAGAAAGTGGAATATTACAATACTGTCCTTGATGAGATGCGTGGTGGCTACAATGACGATTACAGCGAACGTGGAAGAAAACGTGACAGTATGGGGAGATACAGCGCAAATGATGGCAGAATGATGCCAGATTACGACCGGGGCAATTCTTATGCCAGACGTGGTGAGCATTACGTCAGAGGGCATTACAGCCGTTCTGATGGACGAGATGCTTACGATGATTATATGGCGCAGAAACAGAGTTATCGTTCCGGCAAATCTGAGGACTGTAAGAGAAAGATGCTTGCCGCTCTGGAAGAACATCTGGACGAACTTACAACAGAAATGAGCGATATGTCCAAGGATGCAGAGTGCCGGGAGGAACGTGATCTTGTCAAGAGATACGTGGAAAAACTCCGTGATATGCTCTAATTGGTCAAAACATGTACCACAACTTTTTGGAGAGTCTGTGGTAAAATGTATTCATAAGGAAGATTCGTAAGTGGTTGCCGCCACTTGACATAGACATTTTTTCATTGACTCCTCCTTTCTGGGGTGCGTGTCCTTAATAGAAAATGCAGTGTTTAGCCAACACAAGAAGCATGAGGTTGAAAAGCGGATGCAATTTCCGACACGTGCCATTACTGTCTATATGACTTGCTCGCTCGCATAGACAGTACGCACCTCCTTGTAAAAGGTAAATGGGCGGACAGGCGCCCGGAACAACTCGTGGCAGGCATGACACGTTAAACACCTTGCTAACCCGGGAATCCGGGTTACGGGAAAGCGGCAACGATTGGCGGTGTTGCGGCGGTCTGTAAAACCGTTCCCTCGTGGCAAACATTATAGGTTCAATTCCTATCTTTCCCATTACCCTGCCAGTGGTCTAACTGGCTTAATCCACTTACCTGCGGCGGCAGGTCAATAAACACGACCAGGAGGATGTATATGCAGAAACTTATTGACACACTTAAATCATTTGGAATTGAGATCCCGGAGGACAAACAGGCAGATGTTAAAAAGGCACTCTCTGAGCATTATAAGAATGCCAAGGAAGTAGCGAAAACTCTGTCAAAAGTTGAGGGAGAAAGAGACGGCTGGAAAGAACGTGCTGAGACAGCAGAAGAAACCTTAAAAGGTTTTGACGGTATCGACCCGGCAAATGTTAAAAGCGAGTTAGAGACTTGGAAACAGAAGGCAGCAGATGCAGAGAAAGAGTTTAATGCAAAAATCTACGACCGTGATTTCTCAGACGCTCTGAAAGCGGCACTCGACGATGTTAAGTTTTCCAGCGAAGCAGCAAAGAAATCAGTCATGGCAGATATTAAAGAAGCAGGTCTTAAGCTGAAAGATGGTAAAATCCTTGGATTAAATGACCTGATCGAACAGATGAAGCAGTCTGACGCATCCGCTTTTGTAGATGAATCTCAGCAGCAGGCTCAGCAGAACCAGGCAAGATTTACCACTCATGTTGGACAGCAGCAGACACCGGGAAGCATGACAAAGAAGGAAATCGAAGCGATCAAAGACCCGTCCGAGAGACAGGCTGCAATTGCTCAGAATATCCAGTTATTCCAGTGATTTTTTACACCGACTATACGCCAGAGTATAGCCGCTAACCCAATACCTTAATAGTTATGGGTAGAAAGGATTTTTTATGCCAGCAAAAACTAATCTTATTATGACTAATGATATTCAGGTAACGGCACGTGAGATTGACTTTGTTACCAGATTCGAAAGAAACTGGCAGCACTTACGTGATATTCTGGGTATCATGAGACCTATCAAAAAGCAGCCGGGTGCTGTACTCAAGTCAAAATACGCAGAGGGTACATTACAGAGCGGAAATGTTGGTGAGGGCGAGGAAATCCCTTACAGCAAGTTTACCGTAAAAGAAAAGACCTATGCGGAAATGACTATCGAGAAGTACGCAAAGGCTGTGTCTATCGAAGCAATCAAGGATCACGGTTACGAGAACGCTGTTCAGATGACCGATGATGAATTCCTTTTCCAGCTTCAGACTGATGTTACCGGCAGATTCTATGACTATCTGAAAACTGGTACACTTACTTCCACAGAAACTACATTCCAGATGGCTCTGGCAATGGCTAAAGGCCGTGTTGAGAACAAATTTAAGCAGATGCACAGAAACGTGACTGGCGTTGTTGGATTTGTCAACATTCTGGACGTATATGAATACCTCGGAGCAGCTGAGATCACTATTCAGAACCAGTTCGGATTTCAGTACATGAAAGATTTCATGGGCTTCAACACAATCTTCCTGTTATCTGACAGTGAGATTCCAAGAGGACAGGTTATTGCAACTCCTGTTGAGAACATCGTTCTGTACTATGTTGACCCGAACGAATCTGACTTTGCAAGAGCAGGTCTTGTATACACCGTATCTGGTGAGACAAACCTGATCGGATTCCACACACAGGGCAACTACCACACAGCAGTATCCGAAGCATTCGCAGTTATGGGACTTACTCTTTTTGCGGAATACATTGACGCAATCGCAGTAATTACTATCGACGAAACACCAACCCTTGGCACTCTGACAGTAAATTCCGTGGCTAGAACAGAAAGCGGTGATACAAAAATCACTGTAAATCCGGCTAAGGAAAATGCTGGCAATGTGTATAAATACAAAGTTGCAGCAGATGCAGTAACTGTTGGATATGGACAGAATCTCAGAAACTGGAGTACTTGGGACGGAAAAGCCGATATCACAGCGGCAACCGGACAGAAGATCACAGTGGTTGAGTGTGATGGAACATACAAAGCACTGAACGCCGGAAGTGCAAGCGTAACAGCAAAATGATAAACGCAGGAGGTAACTGGCATGGCTTATGCAGATTATAAATTCTATACAGAATCATTCGGCAATGTCGTGCCAGAAACCGACTTTCCACGGCTGGCAGAAAGAGCCAGTGATTTTGTAGACACAATGACATCTGACAGACTGGTGGACGGACTGCCGACAGATGAACGCTCACAGAAGCGTATCAAAAAGGCGGTCTGTTCATTGGCTGAATTAATGTATCAGATTGAGCTTGCTGAAAAGAATGCAATCAATCAGGCATCAGCAAATGTGACCGACATAAATGTCGGGAACAAATCAACAGGCGTTGTAACATCTGTAAGTTCTGGCAGCGAATCCATCTCTTACGCAACACCACAGCAGATTGGAGCGAGCGCAAAGGAATGGAGCGCGGTGTATACCGCTGCCGGAGATACGCAGAAAACGAATGACTTACTCTTAAAGACAGCTTTACCGCTTCTGATGGGAGTAAGAACGAATGAAGGGATACCGATTTTATATGCAGGATTTCAAGGTTAATATCTTAGGCTCTGAATGGAGCGTGAAATTCGGGAACGAGAAAGAATATCCGAATCTGACAAATGTAGATGGCTATACTGATTTATCAATACGGGAAATTGTGGTTGATGATATGGAGGCATCGCAGGGACAGATTGGAGCAAAAGCAGACCTTGAAAGCTATCAGAAACAGGTTGTTAGGCACGAAATCATTCATGCATTTTTACTTGAATCTGGACTTGATTCCAATTCAAACAGTGCTGACAGTTGGGCTGTGAATGAAGAAATGGTTGACTGGTTTGCTATTCAGTCACCGAAGATTTTTAAAGTATTCAATGAACTTAAATTGATGTGAGGTGATAATAATGGACATTTCAACATTAGGCTCATGTATCGCAATCGTTATGATTTGCTACATCGTAGGAATGGGCTGTAAAGCATCAAAAAGAGTCTCCGATGAATGGATTCCGGTAATCATGGCGGTTATTGGTGGAATTCTCGGAGCTGTCGGGATGGGAGTTATCCCGGATTTCCCGGCAACGGATTATATAACAGCAGTTGCAGTCGGTATGTTTAATGGATTGTCGGCGACCGGTGTGAATCAGGTTATTAAGCAGACAGTACAGAAAGAATAATTAAGGAGAGGGTATCATGTATTCATCTAAAATTACACTTTTCAACTATTACGAAAGTGCCACAACAAGAGATGCGTACTGGTATCCTCATGTGTTATCTGACGTTGACCTCATTACGGACAAAGGAGCAATCCTTAAAAAGTACGGACCAGACGCAACTGACAACGCGCAATTACACATCCGTTATAGTGTCCAGAACGGTGATATAACAATTGCTGATAAAAACGGTAAGATTCTTCCATGGGTGCCAGTTAAAGAGTGGAAACAGCAGATTAACAACGCTCTGGAAGATACTATTACATTCTCGGACGAATCATTTTTCTGGGAGGGTGAGTGGACTGGTGGAACAGTAACTGATGGTGATTATCGGAATGGATTCTATCAGTACATGAATGAGAACAGGGATAACGTGTTTAAGATTACCAGTGTAGGCGGTCCGTATACGCTAATTCCACATTTTGAGATTCTGGGTAAGTAATATGAGTAAAATTCATCATTTTAAAGGATTCTCCGTAGTCGATGGAGATATGAAAATCAAGCTGAATATGGACAGATTTTCCAGACAGTATCAAGAAGCTCAGTACCTCCTTGATGGAATGGTTATGGACAGTATGATAGAGTTTATGCCAATGATTTCGGGAGATTTTATTGACCGAACAAGAGTCAAAAGTACATCAATGCAAGGAACTGGATTTGTATGTGCTGCGGCTGCTCCTTATGGACGCTTTCTTTATTTTGGAAAAACCATGGTCGACCCCGCAACAGGTAGTACATGGGCAAGACACGATGCGGAAAAGGTTCTTGTGAGCCAGTACTCCGGTAAAACGAATGCAAAAGAAAATCTTCAATATACAAAATCACCGCATACTCAGGCGCAAGCTGAATGGTTCGATGCCGCTAAACGGCAATACGGCAGTACATGGATTCGCAAAGTAAAAGCACAGGCAGGAGGTGGCAGACATGGCGGATAAGCCTATCGGAAAAGACGCAACTGGATATGAGATTCTGACAGATGCCATGAAAGCACTTCTGAACCAGTATCCGGGACTGTACGAAAATGAAACAATCAAATTTGAGGAACTTGGCAAGGAATCAGGAATTGCGTTCTCGGCAGACAACGGGGCGTTGATCTATTCAGAGAAAGAAGATGTTTGTGGAACAATGCATCAGGTATGTCAGTACCCATTCTATGTGGTATACCGAACAGCATCCGACAAGGAAAGGCAGAAGCTATCTGTTCAGAAGTTCCTGGACAATCTCGGTAAATGGATATGTCGAGAACCAGTTATTATAAATGGCTCTGAGACACGTTTAAATGCGTTTCCCGAGCTTTCACAGGGGCGAGTGATAAAACGTATCACCCGTGATAACTCCTATGGTTTAGAGCCGCAGGAGAACGGCGTACAGGATTGGTTATTACCATTGTCAGTACGCTACGAAAACACTTATGAAGTAGTATAAATATCGTCGGAGGTGGTAGATTTCGTTGCAACCACGCACCCTATGGGTTAAAAGAGATGCAGGAGCCGCAACGCCTGCCCGACGATTAAATAGTAACAACCGGCTATCAATTGGAGATAGTCGCTAACCTACACAGCCTTTTAAAAGTTATAGGCAGAAAGGACATTTCTATGGCAGTTACAGGCAGAATTGACCGTAAATACATGGCTCACTATATCGACGCAGGCTCCCTCTGCGGAGGACTGACACCGAAATATGAGCGTCTTGGAAAGGATCTGGAAGAGTATAACGTAGACCTCAATCCAGATACAGAAAGAAAACAGAATATTCTCGGAGTGCCCTCATTTCAGCACAATGGTTACGAAGTCTCATCAGAAGCTGATCCGTTCTATGCAGATACCACATCTGATCTGTTTGAAGCATTGCAGAAGATCGTAGACAACAGATACAAAGACGATAACCTCAAAACAAAAGCAGTTGAGGTTCATCTCTGGGTAGAAGCTACAGCAGACAAGTATGAAGCATATCAGCAGGAGTGTTATGTTGTCCCAACATCCTACGGCGGTGATACATCTGGGTATCAGATTCCGTTTAGCGTTAACTATGTTGGCGAACGTGTAAAAGGAAAATTTGATATCAGTTCCGGCACATTCACAGCCGACAGTGAATAAGCACATACGCAAGGAGGATATGCTAAATGGCAAAAGTAATTAATACCAAAATTGATGATGGAATTTTCATTTTCACATTCACAAATAACGAAGATGAAGTCTTTTCTTCTTTCAAGCTGAATCCGACGGACATTAATGTAGCAGCACGTGCGGAGGAATTGGCAGAATACTTTGAACAGCTCAAAGATTCTATCCAGAAAGTTACTTCTGGTAAAGAAATGGCTGAACTGAGCAAACAGATTGAAGACAAAATCAACTACCTGCTCGGATATGAAGCATCAAAAGACTTGTTCAAGGAGCCGATCACGGCAACCACCGTGTTTGGAAACGGACAGGTATTCGCCTATATCGTACTTGACAAAATCGCAGATGCAATCGCACCGGAGATCGAAAAGAGAAAAAAGAAAATGCAGGCAGCAGTCAATAAGTATACGGAGAAGTATACAAAATGACCGCCTATGAGCTTCCCACCTCACTCAATATAAGTGGGGTGGATTTTTCTATTAGAACCGATTTTCGAGCGATCATTGATATTCTCATAGCCATGAATGACCCGGAACTGGACGAGCAGGCAAAAGCAGTTGTTATGTTACAGATCCTGTTTGAGGACTGGCAGAATATACCGGCTGAGTGCCTGGACGAAGCTTGTCAGAAAGCATCGGAGTTCATCGACTGCGGACAGTTGGACGATAACCCGAACCACCCAAAACCCCGTTTGATGGACTGGGAACAGGATGGAGACATGATCGTGCCGGCTGTAAACAGGGTTGCCGGTAAAGAAATCAGATCCGTACCGTATATGCACTGGTGGACGTTCTTCGGCTACTTCATGGAATCCGGTGAGTGTCTGTTCAATACAGTGATTGGAATCCGGTCAAAAAAGGCAAAGGGTGAACGTCTGGATAAATGGGAAAAGAAATTCTATCAGGAAAACAAGAATATTATTGACATAAAAACACGTCTCAGCGATGAAGAGCAAGCGTACAAGGATGCGCTGAATGAGATGTTGAACCTCAAATAGTTAGGAGGTGAATGTATGGCTGCTGATGGCTCAATTATTATTGATACCAGGATAGATACTGACGGAATATCGTCTGGCGTCAAAGAAGTACAAGCGGCATTTAAAGATTTAGCAAACTCGGTCAAGGAAATAAATGCAAATATTAATAGCATATTTCACGATGGATTTGAAAAACTCGAAGATTCGTTTCAATCTTTACAGCAAAAATCAGAAAAAGTCGAAAACTCTATGGACAAAATGGGGAATTCGGCAAAAAAAACAGGCACCACGGTTTCTAGCTCATTTAATAAAATGGACATTTCCGGTGCAAGTCGAAAAGTAAATCTTTTAGGCCGTCAGTTTGAAGGATTAGGAACGATAGTAAAGCGAATTGGTTTTTTAGTTGGTTCTGCATTTGCTGTTGGTAAGCTAATTCAGTTTGGTAAAGAGTCTATAGAACTTGGTTCCGACCTCGCAGAAGTTCAGAACGTGGTCGATGTTACATTTACCACAATGTCGGATAAAGTCAATGAATTTGCAAAGAATGCCATGACCTCTGCCGGATTATCTGAAACCATGGCAAAAAGGTATGTCGGTACGTTCGGAGCAATGTCTAAGTCGTTCGGATTTTCAGAATCACAGGCTTACGACATGTCAACGGCCCTGACGCAGTTGACTGGTGATGTAGCATCATTTTATAACATTAGTCAGGACTTGGCCTATATTAAGCTGAAATCAGTGTTTACAGGCGAAACGGAAACGCTCAAAGATTTGGGCGTGGTCCTTACACAAAGCGCACTTGACCAGTACGCACTAGCAAATGGCTACGGCAAAACCACATCCGAAATGACTGAACAGGAGAAAGTAGCTCTCCGCTTGGCTTTTGTACAGAAACAGTTATCGGCTGCATCTGGTGATTTCATCCGTACTTCTGACAGCTGGGCGAACCAGGTACGAGTGATGCAGTTGCAGTTGCAGTCTCTCAAAGCAACAGTCGGGCAGGGATTGATTAATATTTTCACGCCCGTTCTGAAAGTAATTAATGTTCTGCTTGGTAAGCTGGCAACCCTAGCGAATGCATTCAAGTCATTCACGGAGCTTATCACTGGCAAGAAATCATCTGGTCAGACAAGTGGAAGTGGAGCAGGTCTTGCCGGAACAGACGCAATCGCAGATACAGCGGATCAGTATGGACAGGCGGCAGATAATGCAGAGAAATTGGCGGATGCCAATAAAGATAATGCAACAGCTACAAAAAAAGCAAATAAAGAAACAAAAAACTATCTTTCGTCGCTTGATGAAGTTCACAAAGCCACATCTACAGGTAGTGGTTCATCTTCCACGCCATCTTCATCTGGTGGAAGTGGCGGAACAGGTAGCAGTGGTCTTCCGAGTTCAGTAGGAAATGTGGACTATGGCAATCTCGCAGAGGGTGAAACCGCACTTGACAAGATTAGTGATTCCGCAAAGAAGCTTGCTGACCTTCTCAAGAAACTCTGGAAGCCATTTCAGGACGCATGGAAAAAAGAGGGCAAGAACACCATTGATGCGGCAAACATTGCTTTGTCGGGAATTGCAAAGCTCGCTAAGAGTGTAGGTAAGAGCCTTGTAGAGGTCTGGACAAATGGCACAGGTACGACAATGCTTACGACCATGCTTCGGATTGCTCAGAATGTCCTTATAACAATAGGAAATATTGCATCCGGTTTTGCCGATGCGTGGAGCAAGAACAATGTCGGAACGCAGATCATACAGAACATTGCAAATGCCCTTGTAGTAGTTATGCAGTTTGTTGAGAAAATTGCAGAGGATACAGCGGCATGGGCAGCGAACCTTAATTTCTATCCTCTACTGGAATCTATCAGCAATCTGACCAGTACGTTTGCACCGATTCTGGAATCCATCGGAAATGTCCTTGAATGGATCTATAACAATATTGTCCTCCCAATGCTCAAATGGCTGATTGAGACCGGAATTCCGACAGTAATCAATCTGGTATCGGATTTGGCCGGATTTTTTGCAGACCATCAATCAATCATTGAAGCATTCGGTGCGGCTCTGATCGGAGCATTTGCGGCTGCAAAAATTGCAGGGCTGGCAAAAAGCATCGGTGGAAGTATTACAACAATTATGGATTTCGGAAAAGGTCTTATCGCATTAATGACCGGTTCTGGTGGAATCATTGGTGGTATTAAAGCTATCGCAACGGCAATCGGACCAGGTGGAATTTTTATAGCGGCAGTAACGGCTTGCATTGCGATTGGTGTTTTACTGTACAAAAACTGGGACAAAATAAAAGAAGTTGCAGGTGCGGTATGGAGTTGGATTAAAGACAAAACCAGATCTTTCGTCGATGGAATAAAATCCAAACTAAGTGATTTGGCAGAAAAGATTGTTTCTATCTGGAATGGTATCAAATCAAGTGCAAAAGAAAAGTGGAACGCTATATGGTCCACTATAAAAGAAGTTGTAAAGAAGATAGTCGGTGGAATCGTTGATAAATTCAAAAGCGCAAGGGACAAGGCTGTTGACGTGTTCGAGGGAATCAAGAATAAAGTCAAAGAGATATTCAACAAAGTTATCGGTATCGTAAATGGCGCAATCGGTACGGTGAATGGTGCGATCAGCGGAATTGAATCCGCATTCTCTTTCGGTCCGTGGAAAGTACCTACACCATTCGGCTCTAAGACGATCGGGTTTAGCGCAAGCTTTCCAAGAGTACCGACTATTCCATATCTGGCAAAAGGTGCGGTTATTCCACCAAGAAGTGAATTTCTGGCTGTGCTTGGCGACCAGAAACAGGGTAATAATATCGAAACACCAGAAGCACTGCTCAGAAAGATTGTTCGTGAAGAATCTGGTGGACAGCAGAGTAACGGAAATTATCGTTTTACCGCTCAGATTAACCGAAGAACAGTATTTGATGAAATCATCGAAGAAGCAAAGTTAAGACGTGATACAAGCGGCAGAAACCCGTTTGAACTGGCATAGGAGGTGAGCGCATGGCATCTATATTATTGAGTAAATCTATAACGGATAGGTATAAGATAAATGGCAAGCGCATGCCTCAGCCAGACAAGGATATGACGTGTAATTTTGAAACAACATACTCAGAAGGAAGTAACCGTACGCAATTTGGAAAAGCCATATTGGTTCCGTTATTTACGGTTGTTCAGTACAGCTATGAGGCTAGCAACATACCGGTGGCAGAAGCAGAAGAACTTATAAACGCAATAATACATGGAAAACCTTTTAATTTGTACCACTATTCCATCAGACACCATGATTGGCGCACAGAATCATTCTATGTTGGAAAAGGAACGTTTTCCCTGGCTTGTGTGGCACCTGGTGAAGAATACTATTCCAAGATATCTTGTAACATGCAGGGGGTGAATCCACTTGATTAATGTATCAGACGCATTTAAGCAAAAACTACAGGGCGGAAAAAAAGTCTGGCAGGAAGTGGAAATTACTTTCCCTGACGGAACTGTAAAAACCGCAAAAGATGAAATTATGGGCGAAAACTGCACCTTTTCTGATTGCGCTGAAAGTAGCAGTTTTCCAATTGGTTGTGTCGTGTGTAAGTCCATGACGCTTGAGTTAGACAACTCTCAGGATCAGTGGAAGGATTATTATTTTTATCAAGCGAAAGTCCATACATATCTCAAAATGCAGATTGACGCCAGTACAGTCGAAACCATCGATAAAGGCGTATATACAATCACAACACCGGAGCAGTACGGTGAAACACTTAATTTTACGGCTCTTGATGATATGTATAAAGCGAATGCGGCTTATACATCTAATCTGACTCTTCCGCAGTCGGTAGAGACCCTTGTCAGAGATGCGTGTGAAACTCTTGGCATCCCATTTGGTGGAACAATGCAGCATGGTAATCTGATTATATCAGAGGTTCCAGAGAATATGACATTTCGCCAGTTATTCGGATGGGCGGCAATGCTTGAGACTGCGAACGCCCGTCTGGATAACAGAGGATACTTGCAGTTTATTAGATGGGATTTTTCCAATGTACAAGAAGATTACAGCGCAGTAGTGGACGCTGATGGAAATGTAATATTTAAAGGCGGCGCAAATATTGACTCAGAGAGCTTTATCAGTCCGACAGGGAACTGGACGATTGATAGTGATGGATTCTTGACACTGATTGAATCAGCTACTGACGCATCTGAAAAGCTCAAAGACTTTTTTACAAGTCCAACTGTTTCTAGTGATGATATTATAATCACTGGAATCAAGCTAAAAAATAGAGAAAATGAAGCTATGTACGGAAGTACAGGATATGTTCTTGAATTGGAGAACGACCTTGTTACGGATTCGGGTTTGGAGACGGTAGCTGCTCAAATCGGCGATTCCATAATTGGAGCCAAATTTCGCAACATGTCGGGAGAACTTGCGTATAATCCACTCATTGAGTTCGGAGATATGGCATACACTTACGACCGCAGATGGAATAGATATATCACTCCGCTGACGGACGTTTCTTGCTCTGTTAATGGAAAAACTACTGTAAAAACTCAAGCCGATGACCCGATCAGAGGAATGAGCAAGTTTGTTTCTGATGGAGCGAAAGCCATTGTTGAAGCAAGACGACTTGTCAAGAAAGAACGTTCAGCTAGAGAAGAAGCTGTAAAAATGCTTGAAGATACTCTTAAAGAGTCTTCCGGCTTGTATGAAACATCAGTCACACAGGAAGATGGCAGTACTATCACATATCTGCATGACAAGCCTACGCTCGCAGAATCAAAAAATGTAATCAAATTCACAGCAGAAGCCATTGGCGTATCCAATGATGGTGGCAAAACATATCCGTTTGGTTTCCAATTAACCGGAACCATGATAACAAAATTGTTATACGCAGAGGGAATTAATGCGGATTTTATCAACGCCGGTGCGCTTACTATTAAGGACGGGCAAGGAAATATAATCTTTTCCGTCAACATGGACACAAATTCTGTGTACATAAACCCGGAATATCTGATGATTGGAGATGTAAGCCTGTCTGACAAAATCAAAGAATTGGATGAAAATGTTGCAGCAGCTAAGAACATGACCATGACGCTCTCGAATGAATATCAGGCGATTTCTACTGATGAGAACGGCAACATTCCCGGAGAGTTTCCGCAAGTGCAGACCACCGTACAGGTAATGTACGGAACGATGGACGTAACGGACGATTGCAGTTATACGATCACAGAATCTGAAAATGTGACCGGAATCTGGAATAAAGCTACGCACACTTATACTGTTAGCGAAGTTACGGCAGACAATGTATGGGTTGATGTCAAAGCAGTGTATCTGAATGCCATCACCATAACTAAAAGATTCAGCGTATCTAAGCAGAAATCTGGAACTCCCGGAAGAACTTACGTGTTAGAATCATCTACTACAATTCTGAAAAGAGAAAGTGAAAACAGCATAACACCGAATGTTGTGATATTTAGCGCGTACTACCGTGATGGTGAGAACACAGGTAGAACAGATTATGCCGGAAGATTTGTGATTGAGGAAACGTCCGATGGAAAGACATGGGAGACCGCTTATTCGAGTGTAACAGATGAGACCAGTGTTAACTACTATGTAGATTACATTTTTGCGGATTCTGATGGAGTATTGATCGCAGACAGCGACGGTTCACTGATTGGTGCTCGTTCAAAAGATATCGTAGGATTACGGTGCAGCTTGTACGCATCGGGTGGAACCACGAATCTGATTGACACAGTCAAACTTGATGTTATCACAGAAGTCACGGCTCTGACACAGGAAGATATTTTGAAGCTTCTGACCAATGACGGAGAATGGAAAGGCATTTACAAAGGCGCAGACGGGGAATTGTACATTTCGTTCAGTGCCGCAATGGGCGGATTATTGAAACTGGGCGGAAAAAACAATGGAAATGGTGTTTTACATATTTACGACGATGAGGGCAAGGTAAAAGCAACATTAAATTACAATGGACTTGTCGTGTATGAAAATCCATTAAATCCTGACACTACAGTATCCCAGACGTATTCAGGACTTCTTTTTGACGGCGCTTCCATTCATCCTGTTGAAGGCAAAACAAATTTATCGGATGATGATGAAATTATCATCATTGAAGATGATAGAGGAATTTTTTATTCCCGGTTCAGTGACGATGGTGGACTTATTTTTGAAGCAACATTTGGAGAATTGTATACAGCCTATTTTTCTTGTGACGAGATTTATTGTGGATCCGGAAAAGTAAAGCTTGACAGTCTTGAAATAAAAGATGTAGTGACTATGGCGAATACTCCAGACCAATATGACACTTATGTAACATATTATCAAGAAGTGGATTTCCGCGGTGGCATTATATTGCACAAATATCCAACAGTCACAGCGGGATACAACTGTTACATCGACATGCATACTTTCCAGTTATCCAGATTCAGTTCTTCATCCGAACGCTACAAAATTCTTGGAGCAGAGCTGTCCAGAGAATTTGTTGACAATTTGTACAATATCAAACCGATAATGGCACGATACAAAGACGGTTATCTTGATGAACATGATGAGCGCGTAGGAATAGATTTTCCGATGTTCAATGCCGATGACGTTGACAAATATTTTCCTCTGGCAGTCGATCATATAGACGGAAAACCCGAGAACTGGAATGAACGTATTATGGTTCCGGCAATGTTCGCGATGCTCAAACAGCAAAAATCCGAAATAGACAACCTAAAAGAGGATATTAAAGAACTGAGAAAAATTATAAAAGAAATGAGAGGTGAATAATATGGCAGATGCATTAGATTCAAAGAAAATCAGCGCATTCATTGACAATGCAGCACCAGCAGATACAGATTATTTCCTTAATGCGACTGGAAATGTGATGAAAAAAACAAAAGTGTCGCAACTGATCACATGGCTGAAGGAGAAGCTGGGGATCAATTCACTAAACACGAAGTTAAGTGGTAGAAAAGTCGTAACCAAAACATTTTCAGGAACTATAAGCAACGGTTATTCCGGTGAAGATTGGAATGTATCTCTATCAGGCTATAAACCGGTGTATGTTACTGGTTACTGGTTGCATTCCACATCGTGGTATGCAATAACGCGAGTATGGCTGGATGTTGATAATGAAACACTTTCGATAACAATGAGACAGATTATGGGGGCATCAGAAAATATCAATTTTACTTTTCGGGCTGCAATTTTATACGAACCAGTTTAAGAAACTTTCACAAACTGCAAAATATCAAATGTACCAGTACCAGAACGGATTCCTGACTAATAGTCGAACCGTGCACATAGCACCGATGCAGCATTTCTTGTTTTGCAGTTTGCTGAATTTTAGAAAGAGAGGGCAAAAGAATGCTAAAAGAAAATATCGCAGTACTTAGGAAAATCTTATATGCGGTTGAAACCGGTGGACAGGTATATGGAAATCAACGTTACAATGCGTTCATTGGTGCCGGTGCAAACACTCCGAACGAAAAAGCAATCACTATCGGAGCTGGTCAGTGGTATGCAGGCGAAGCCAAACGACTCTTACAGAAAATACAGAGAGGAAATCCGGCACTATTCAAAAAAATGGACACTCAGGGGCTTGAATCCGACCTGTTGAAAAAGAACTGGTCTACCTATGCAATTTCCCCGTCATCCGCAAAAGCGAAATGTATCATTTCTATTATCAGTTCTGATCTTGGTATCAAGTGTCAGGATGAGTTGATGGAAGAACAGATTGCCGAGTATTCTGAAAGTATCGCGAAGAAATACGGGACCATGCCGGACGATGCCATGATGGAATGCATCAACATTATTCATCAGGGCGGCGCATCTGCATTACAGAGAATCCTGAGTAAAACCAAAAAGCCTTATACTTCGGAAACCATTTATGTAGCATTATGCACAGATCCAGCAGACCCGAGACCGAATCAGGTTGGTGACTATATGACAAGGCAGAAGAAAGTCATCGAGATGATTCGAAAATATGCAAAAAAGGAGACAACGGCAGTGGCGAAAACAAAATTACAGGAGTTCACCGATCTCGGTGATTATTATGCAAACAATGGCGGCAATAAACCGTATCTGGAAAAACGCACAAACGCTTATCTTGATGATTTCCAGAAAAATGCCGGATACAATAACTACACCAAATTTGCCCGTGATGTAGATTCTTGGGGGCAACCGGGATGTCAGGGACAGCCATGGTGCGCGGAATACCAGTTCTGGAAGTTGGCGAAAGTCTTAGGTATTACAAAAGCATTACAGATCATGGGCGGTGGATTTTACAACTGTGTGTCAATCACCAACTGGGCGAAGAAAAATGGTACATGGCACAGCACGCCAAAAGATGGAGCACTTGTTATCTTCCGTGATGGCTCTCACATCGGATCTGTCCGCTCTTATAGCAATACGTACATCTACACCAACGAAGGAAACACTTCAAGCGCAGCAGGAGTCATTGCAAACGGCGGATCCTGCCGAAATAAACGCTATCTTCGCAGTGATCCGGTAATCGACGGCTATATCTGGATTACATGGGAAGATGAGAAAACTTCTACAGAGACATGGAAAGCAACCGGCACAGCCACATCCATGGTTGACGACCTGTACATCCGCGAGACACCAAACGGATATGTTCTCGGACAGATCAACAAGGGAAATCGCGTAGAAATTAACGGTGAGAAATCCGGTATGTGGACAAAGGTTAAAGTTGCCGGAATCGGCATCGGTTGGGTAGCTACCAAATATCTCCAGATTGACGGAGTAAAAAACACAACCACAACGATTTCTAAAAAGCAAGATAAGACGCAGAGGCTGTACACTGGACAGGTTACAGCCTCCAGCCTGAACGTCCGCACATGGGCTGGAGCAGAATATCCGAACATCAAAAAATATCCGACATTGAATAAAGGAAACAAGGTTGATGTTATGAACTTTACTCAGAAAGCCAAAGATGGAACATCTTGGTACTACATCAGAATTGCCGGAAAGTATTTCGGATTCGCTTCCGCAAAATATATTAAAAAAGTATAAAATATCCCGGGGATTAACCCCGGGAATTTCTTTTTGAAATCAATGATAACGTCAATGTGCCAGCGAACTGGCACATAGAAGATGTCATTAATCATTTTTCTTGAATTTTCGGGAAAATGTCTAGCTCAAAATTAATCTCGTTACCTTTGCCGTAAGTGTTTTTCATATTTTTCGAGTAGACGACTTTTTCAACCAGATTCTTGAGCATTCTATTTCGTGATTCCATGTTAAGGTCCCAATAGTTATTAAGCAATTCTTCACAACGCGGAATAAAATTCGACTGTTGTGCCTTAATATTCTCATCGTGTTCGATTTCTTCTCTTAATTTCGTAATAGTATCAGAACATGATTGGATAGATATAGCTATGGTTTTGGAACGTTCAAGGAAGACTTCTGTGGTGTAGATTCCTTGCTCAAGTAGATCATATTGTTTTGCTTTTTGGACATTTAAGCTTTCCAGTTCACTTTCTTTTTCACGTATAAGATTTTGCTTATATACTATGCCGGAATTGATTGTATTAGACGGAACATTAATATCATTGTTCAGCTTATACTTCTCTGTTAGTTCTTTGATCCCATCAATCACAGCCTTTTCAACCAGAGATAATTTGCTACTCACTGTAGAGCAAGACGTATATGGACACATGAGAGTATCTTCCTGTCCACGTTTTTGATGAGGACGGCGAACCATGGCGCGACCACACTTGCTGCAATAGACAATTCCGGCAAGCGGATTGCGAACTGTGTTTTTTATGCTGATTGGACGGGGTGGATTCTTTTTGCGTATCTCTTGCACAGAATTATACAGATCGTCTGATATAATAGCCGGATGCAATCCTTCGCAGATAAGGACATCCTTGGATCGTGGGCGTGTCTTAACCACTTGCCCGTTCTGTATAGTCTTTACAGTTTTTCTCCCGTTCCATCGTATTTTTCCGATGTATACCGGATTTGTCAGGATTCCCTGTATACTGGCAGGAGTCCAGTCACCACCTAGTGCAGATTCTATTCCCATGTCGTTTAGTTTCCGTACAATCTTCGCAACTCCAATTTGTTCGCAGCCATCACCGACATACCAGGTGTATATCATCTTTACGATCTCGGCTTGAGCCGGAACAGGTCTGAGAGTATAACCTTTTTCTTTTTCGAGTTTTACTCTTTCGTATCCGTAAGGTGGTTTGTTACCACAGTATTTACCCTCTTTTACGGATGAGATTCTACCATTATTCAATCGGCGCTTAATGGTCTTATACTCTCTACGGCTCATAAAAAGTCCAAATTCAAAATATTCTTCATCAAATTCATTGTTTGGGTCGTATATTTTTGTTGGAGTAATAATCTTCGTGTCAGAGTACTGAAAAGCTCTGGACACAACGCCTTGGTCGATAGTGTCACCTCTGGCAAGACGTTCTACTTCGACAACCAGAACACCGTCCCACATACCAGATTCCACTTCGTGAAGAAGCTGCTGCATGACAGGACGGTCAGCAATAGTTTCACCAGATACCACTTCACGGTAAATTGCACCTACAATGTACTCTTTTTTCTTTGCAAGCTCTAACAGGATCCGTTCGTGTCTGGCAAGAGTTTCGCCCTCTCCATGCGCTTCGGCTTCTCGATCGGCTCTGGATTTTCTCAAATAGATACATACTGATTCGTTCATTTTATCATTCTCCTTTTTTACACTTGTGTAACAATCCCGGAGATGATATACTTAATGTGTAGGTAAGATTTTTCTCTGGAATTGTCTTATTTTTAAAAAACCGGTCCTCGTTGGTAGCGAGAGCCGGTTCTTTTTTTTTAATATTTATTCTATTTCTGTAATATCAAAAGAATATCCAAGGACTTCTCCGACATCTGTGCATTTTCCTTTTAATGTCACTGTATCGCCTTTTGTAAGAGAGGATATTTTTGCCTTCTGATCATCATTTTTGATGTAACACTGAACGCCAATGATTTCGAAATCACCATCAGCCATGAGATTAATATATTTTCCAGCCGCATCAATGTTTGTAAGCTTTCCTGTAATTTCAAGGTATTTTCCTTTGTATTTGTCGGATGCTCCCATTGCGTTGTCGTTAAGTGCGGTCATCATGTCGTTTACAGATACAGATGTATATTCGATTGACTCAGATCCCTGTTTCTGACTGTCTGAAGCAGTTGCTTCTGTTTGTTTTGCCGTACTATCAACGGATTTGTCTTCGCCTGTGACAGCACCGATAACCACTCCTATGATAAGTATTAATACAACCCATTTTAATATTCCGCTTTTTTGTTTCTTTCTACAATGTGGACATATTTTTGCATCTTTTGGAATGTCCATCTTGCAATGTTTGCACTTCTTTGTTTTTTCTTCGCTCATGCTTTATTTCCCTCCAATGACGTAGTTTTCATATTTTTCTCTTATTTTCGCAAGTTCTCTTTGCCTGATCGGGACGATCGCGCCAGATACCATCGTAAAAAAATGGCTTACTTCGCTTACCTCGTCCATATTAACTATATAGCTCTGGTGGCAGCGCAAAAATCTTCCGTCAAGACTCTTTTCAATATCATTGAGCTTTCCTCGTTCCTTGTGTGATATTCCACACGTGCAATGGATCATTATGTATTTGTTCTGGCTTTCGATGTATTCAATATGGCGGAATTCAGCTCTGTGAAAGTAGTCCTTGTTCTTGATAGTAAGCGTTTTTTCACGGATATTTTCAAGCGTCTGCTCAACAACTGAATACATTCTTCCATGCTCAGAGCCTTTAATGATGTAATGAACCGGCAGTACATCAAGTGCATCAAATACATATTCTTTGCGTTCTGTCCAAAAAGTGATATTTCCATAGTATCCGATTTTTCTTAATCTTTTGGCAATCTCTATGCCATTTTCTCCGTTAATGGAAACATCAAGAATTATTATGTCATACCATTCACCATCTGAAACATCGTCGATCAAAGGCTTTCCGCTGGTGTAGGTGATTAATGTATATCCACCATCACCATGCTCTTTTAGATATCGGTCAATGCTATTTTTGAAAATCTCAATCCGTAAATTATCATCGTCACAAATCGCAATTTTCATGTAAATCATTCCCTTGTAAACATTGTTTTCGCCATTTGCAAAAAAAAGTGTTTAAATATGCTATTTTTATTATAGCATCGTTAAATTTAGTTGTAAATAGACGTTTTTAGGTGATTTATGAAATGAAAATAATCAAAAATATACTAATTATAATAGGAGCTGTGCTTTTGCTTAATTACATTGTTTATTTACCAATGTGTGTAGACGATTATATCCATGAAGAGTCAGGAGTATATTCTGTCCAAAATGCGTACAGATCTTCTACCCTACATAAGAATAGCGCCCATGAAATAAAGCAGACCATGCTGCCGTTTTTATTCGCCCTGCCACTAAACAGAAAAGACTATATCTTTGATGTTACGAATAATTTCTATGCAATCATAAACATATCGGTGTATATCTGGCAGTTGCCAAGAGCAAACATTAGTGATATAACGGCATGAAACGAACGAACATTCGATTATTTCCACAAACCGGACATATACTGTAATGTAGGTGGTAATTGCAATAGGGAGGGTTGTTTATGGATTATAAGAAAGAGATTATTGAAATGATAGAAAAAGCAGACCATGACCAATTGTATACAATATTTAGATTTATAATATCATTTCTGGGACTGAAATAAAGAAAAGGGGCAGGAGTTATTTCCTGTCCCCATCTTTTTACTCTTCTTTCTTATCTGCCAAAGCATTGGCAAGTTTCTGGAGAGTTTCCCACTCTGATTCATTTAGATTAGCAAGTATTTCTACTAATCGTATCTTGAAGCTATCTGCTTCTCCATTCAGAACCGAACCAACGAAATCCGCAATCTCGGATTTTCTTTTATTCTGAATAAACATTTCACCTGTTCCCTCAGTCAACCATTCGTAGTTGACTTTAAATTCCCTACAGATATCCTTGACAGTTCGTTCTGATGGAACTCTTTCTCCTTTTTCTATCATCCAAACAAAGTTCTTAGATACCCCGATTTTCTCGGCAAACTCATCCTGAGTCATCTTCGCAGTCTTTCTTATTTGTTGAATCCTAGTATTCACTCTTTTCACCTCCTATTCTTAACTGCAAGTATATAGTAGCACAAAAATCTAACTCTGTCAAATTTTTGTGAGATTTACGCTTGACAAATCTATCTATGTGAGATATTATAATAACACAAGGTAATACAAAGCCTTGAGCGTTTACCACGATCTGATAGAACCGACACTTTTATTAGATAAAAAGAAACTGCTCAGAGCGCTATTCTGAACAGTCCTTTTCCAAATTTGTTTACCCTATGTACTTTGCAGGCCGAAGCCACATCCGATAGCGCCAAATGCTTCTTGAAGCACATTGTCACTTTCGCAGTCTTGGTTCTGCAACATGCCTAATCGCTGACAAAACAATCAGAGCCGTCTTTGACCTGTTTTGACTGTCGAGGTATCAGTACGGACGGATTAAGAGCAAAGGGAACAGGCAAATTCAAAAGTTGGGTCATGATAACCACTCCTTTCCTTTGCCAATAGGCATTAACTAGGATAACACAAATAAGTGGTAAACGCAACTAAAAATAAGTAGGAGGTGATTTTTTTGGAACGTCTTTACACTTGCGAAGAAATCGCTCAGAGATATAGTGTGAAAGTTCCTACCGTGTGGAGATGGATACGGAATAAACAGCTTCCGGCAATCAATCTGAACGGCTCTGGTTACAGAGTGCTAGAAAGTGACTTAGTTGCTTTTGAAGAATCAAAACGTGTAAGAAAGGAGTGAATACATTGTCTGAGAAAGAAAAAAAGATTCTCGAATCAATAACCAAGGCAGTTCCCAATATGTCAGAGTTTGACAAGGGATATTTTCTTGGTGTCGGAGAAACAATCGCAAAATACAAGAATCCTGATAAAGCAGATAGGTTCCTTGAACCGAAGATTCCAGAAAGTAAACAGACAGATTAAAACCATCTACAAAGTTCTTGACTAGAAAGGAAGTGAAAACAAATGTTCCGCAGAACACCGTCAAAATATGACAACATGACAAAATGGGAAATTCTGGATTCCATAAACAGTGACCCTCATTATTCACATGGGAAAATGGCTAGGCAAGCACACAGAGCGTTGCGAAAGTATGGTGACGGATTACCAATCATTTACAGATATCCGAATTTCCCCTATTTGTTATCTGCATTTGCTGGAGGATTCTCAGCTGCGACCGTATTCATTTTGTTTTCGTCAATGTAAACATTGATTACCTGTCCAGATTTGTACAGTGCAAATAAGCTAATTACGATGGCAACAATGGACAGAACAGCAGGGATATACCACCGTCTGCGGTCTCTTACATAAGAATCATAAAAAGCTTTTCCAGCTGACTGAATGCAGACAATGGTTGGTGTGATTCTTGAATCGGTATCTTCTTTACTGTATTTAATGAACCCGCGTTTCCCAAGATATTCTATTTCTCCTTTTTCCGAATCGGAAAAATCAGGCAACGGTATATCAGTTTTATAAAGACGTTTTAACAATTTGATTTGTGAACCAGAAATTTCCATAACATCTCTCCTTTCCGAAGGAGAGTATAACATGAAATTTTATCAGTAGAAAGGAGAAAGGCGTGAAAAAATCAACCAGAAAAAAGATTCGCTCTCTTGAAAAGAGAATATCAGATATTGAGTCACAACTTCAATGTCCGCAAGCTACTTTTACATGTCAATTGGTTACTCCAAACGACATTTTATCTCAAATTCTTCAAGAGAGCCAATATCAAGACCATAAATATGCATTTCGAGCTAATCTGAATGGCAAGACATTATTTGAGAAGAACTGATGATCTTGACCAGAAGCAAAAAGAAACAAACAACATATCTTAATATAGTGAATGCATAAAAAGGAGGTTTACTGATGGCAGTAATCAAAACAATCAAAAAAGGGTCTGGGGTAATCAGAATACATGATGATTACTGCAAGGATAACACACCGGAAGACAATCAGAGGATTGTAGATGAGTGTTCAAGAATCATCTTGAGCTACTATCGAAGAAAAGAAGCAAATTTGACGTAAGTGCCCCGGAGGGAGCCGAAACCTCCACCCCGGAGCCGTAAACCACTAAAACAACCTTAGCGGATTACAGGACAATCATAACATTTCTTCCTGTATTTCGCAAGAGAACAGGAGGATTTTTTATGAAGAAAACCGAGGATAAAAGCACAATGGACGCAAAAGTAACCAGCTTTGAAGATTTTGAAAACTTCTATGCAGTGGAAGTCGTAAGAGAAGCCAAGAAACAGACGCAGAAATGGTTTTGTGCATGGGGAATTACCATGGCGGCATTGATTCTTTCAAATGCAGCATGGGTATTTCTTAGATAGAGGGGTACGAATGAAGAAATATCGTAAACGAGAAATTTTGATGTCAATAGCAATCGGGATCCTTTCAACATTTCTTCCAGTATGGGAGTGGACAAATGGACTTGATCGGATTCTGACAGCAGCAGTTATAAGTCTGCTTCTGATAGGAAATTTATGAAAGGGAGAAAAAATGAACGAGGAGAAGATCAAAGAGTTATTTGAATTGTGCTTGAGAGTTTCAAATGAAACAACGAAGCATGTGACTTTTGACTATATGGCGTGTGACGACATATCCAAAGTTTATATTTATGTATTTAATGATGCAGGGGAGATCGTAAAGCATTTTTCATTGTGCCAGTTTTACGACTTTAAGTTTGAATCTCAGAATTATGAAGACGCAAAGAAATGTCTTCTGGAACTGCTTATCAATGGGAGGTGTCCGCTATGAACTTCACTGGCAACGGAGATATAAAGGATGAATACCTGGAAATCATTACGCATAGACATTCCGGGCCAATAAAAAGACAAGCAAACAACTATAGATTAGTAGAAAGAGAGGGAAATAAGAATGAATCTGTACGAAATCGAAAATGAAATCCTTAATTGCGTAGATATGGAAACAGGGGAAATCGTAGATATCAAAAAGCTTGAATCTCTACAGATGGAAAGAGACCAGAAAATCGAGAACATTGGTTGCTGGATCAAGAATCTTTTGTCAGATGCAGAAGCACTGAAATCTGAAAAAGAAAATCTTGCCAAGAGGCAGAAAGTCGCAGAAAGCAAAGCGACATCACTGAAAGAGTATCTTTCCCGATATCTGGATGGCGAAAAGTTTAAGTCTGCAAGAGTAGCAATTTCTTTTAGAAGTGGTAGCTCCGTGGATATTGCGGAGGGTGCATCTGTCCCAGAAGAATATCTTAAGTATTCAGAGCCTAAGCCAGACAAGGTCGGTCTGAAGGCAGCACTGAAAGCCGGAGAAAAGTTTCCGGGAATCACTCTGATAACTTCGCAGAATATCCAGATCAAGTAGGAGAGGCTTATGGAAAATCTTGAGTTATATAACAAGGTTCGGGAAGCTCCTAAAGATGCTCAAAAAGCTATTACGGCAGGACGACTGAAAGGTTTTACAGACATTAACCCGATGTGGCGCATCAAGTGCTTGACGGAGCAGTTCGGTCCCTGCGGCCTTGGCTGGTATTACAAAACAATTGAGAAATGGATGGAGACTGTTGGTGATGAGATATGTGTTTTCGTGGTGATTGAACTGTACGTCAAATACGAGGGTGAGTGGTCACGGGCAATTCCCGGAACCGGTGGCAGTAAGTTAGCGACAAAAGAGCGGAACGGAGTCTATGTATCTGATGAGTGTTATAAAATGGCAACCACGGATGCGTTATCAGTGGCATGTAAGAATCTTGGCATTGGGGCAGATGTTTACTGGAAAGAAGGCCGTACCAAGTATGATCAGACAGACGACAGTTCTTCCGAAGTTCCAAGCACTGATATATCTGGACTCAGATCATACTTGAATAAGAACGGTCTGAATGAGAAGAAGATTCTTGAAGCATATAAGCTGACATCTATTAGTCAGTTGACTATTGGAAATATCAAAGCGATAACAGATCCTAAAAATTTGAATTACTTCAAGCAAAATTGTGGTGCGTAAATGGAATTTACAGGAAAAATCAAATCACTGGGGAAAGATCTCGCGACCGGAAAGTGGAACTTACAGGTGGAACTGAATGAAAACGCTCAGGAAGTAATGGGACTCATCAAGCATGAGAAACTGGATATACGTCTTAAGCAGCACAGGGATAAGCGTTCCTTAGATGCGAATGCGTATTACTGGGTATTGCTTACCAAACTTGCTAAAGTTCACGGCTGGACGAATAACGAGGCTCACAACTATATGCTGCGTCGTTATGGCCAGATAGAACGTGTGGACGGAAATCTGGTTGCGGTTTATCTTCCTGATACAGAAGAAACGGAAAGGGATGTTTCGGACAAGGTGGAATATCATCTTAAGCCGCTTCCAAAGACGGTGGTCACAAAGTATGGGGGAATCAAAAGAGTGTATGTTCTTCTTAGAGGATCCAGTACATATGACACAGAGGAGATGGCGCGCTTGATCAGCGGATTAATTCAAGACTGCAAGGATTCTGGAATACCAGACGGCGAGATTATGACGCCATTTGAGAAACGAAAGCTTTTTGAGCAGTATGGAATAGGTGGTATAGATGAATAAAAGAACAAAAGCGTTACAGTTTGATGTAAAAACGCGCAAAAGAATTCTCGATAGAGATCACGGCTGCATATTTTGCCAGATTGGTTTTTATATGCATTCTTCATCCGATTTCCAATATAAGCAGCTTGATATTATGCATATTGTCAACCGATCACAGGGTGGACTTGGAATCGAACAGAATGGAGTTACCGGATGTAGATACCACCATCAGCTCCTAGATAATGGAGCAAAAGGTTTACGGCCAGATATGCTGGCATATATCGAAAAATACATGAGTTGTATCTATCCCGGATGGAATCCAAAAGAGCTTATATATAAAAAATACGGGTGCAACTAAAATTCATATAGATATATCACACGATTTTCCCTCAGGGAGTGGCCTGTTATAACTTCCTGAGGGGGAAAGGAGACGCATGAATAGTAGAAGTAAAGGGGCTGTCGGAGAAAGGGAAGTAGCCGGTATCCTTCGCGGGTATGGTTACAAGACAAGAAGAGGGCAGCAGTATTGTGGGTCCAACGGAGATGCGGATGTAGTTGGTCTTCCTGGAATTCACATTGAAGTGAAGAGAAGAGAAAAACTAAATATATATGAGGCTGTAGATCAGTCGAAGAGAGATCGGAAACCGGATGAACTTCCGGCGGTGTTCCACAGGAAAAATCATTGTGAGTGGCTGGTTACGATGCCACTTGATGAATGGATGAAGATATACGAGGAATGGGAGGCTGGTTATGGACTACGTGAAGATCAGCAGAAAAATCCTTGATTGGGAATGGTACACGGACATCAATACGAAGGTACTGTTCCTGCATATCCTGTTAAAGGCAAACTGGAAGCCGAGCCGCTTCCAGGGAACAGAAGTGCCGAGAGGCTCACTGGTTACTTCGCAGCAGAATATGGCGACAGAAACAGGACTCACAATAAAGAATGTGAGAACTGCACTGAAACATCTGGAAAATACCGGAGAGGTGGCAGTCAGCCGACACCCTAAATTCAGCGTAATTACAGTAAAAAACTACAATCAGTATCAGTCAAGTGGCAGTCAGATGGCAGTCGATGGGCAGTCAGATGGCAGTCGAGGGGCAACAATAGAAGAAGGGAAGAAGGAAAGAAAGGAAGAATATAATAAATCTCCTAAAGGAGATTATGAGAGTGGAACTCCTGAAAACAGCATTTATACCACGATTCGTGAATTATACAATTCCGTTTGTGGGTCGTATCCCCGCCTGGTAAAGATGTCTGAAGCAAGGAAGAAAGCTATTAATGCCAGAATAAGAGCAGGTTACACTCACGAGGACTTCCGGATTTTGTTTGAAAAAGCAGAGGCTTCTGAGTTCCTAAAAGGTGCAAACAAGCGCAATTGGCGGGCAACATTCGACTGGCTGATTAGCGATACCAACATGGCTAAGGTCCTTGACGGAAACTATGATGCGAGAAAAGAGGCGGTAAAAGATGAACCAGAACCAACTAACTCAGTCAGATTATGGTGAGTGTCCTGTGTGTCATGGGACTGGATGGGAGACATATTATGCCACGGTCTATGATTACGGACTTCCAGAAGAAATTCAATATGCTCGCAGATGTCCAAAGTGCAAAGGTGGTTATAGAGCACAGGACCGTACCGGAGTACCAAAAGAGTACCATGAGGCAGATCTTGGCAAATTCGATTTTGATATTTACCAGAGAGACATGAGCAAACTGAGAGACTTGTGTACCACCTTTCTGAACCATTTCCAGAAGTGGGAAATGGCAGGAAAGGGACTGTATCTGTGGAGCAAGACACCGGGAAGTGGAAAAACCTTCTTGGCGTGCTGTCTGGCAAAATCGGTGATGATGAAATACGATCTGCAAATGCGTTTCGTGACTGCACCTGACTACATAAGTGCTGTTGGTGACAGCTACAAGCGTGATCGCGGAGAAGAGGATCCCAGTCAGGTATACCGGGATTGCAAACTTCTTGTTCTGGATGATATCGGCGCACAGGCAGACAAGGAATGGCAGCGGCAGGAAATGTTCCGTCTGATCAACAAGCGTATGGAGGACGGAAATATTACAATCTACACTTCCAACATGAGCACCGATAATCTGAATGTGGACACCAGGACCAGAGACCGGATCATCAAGACCTGTGTAGAGTTACAGATGCCAGAGGAAGGTATTCGAAAGAAAAAAGCAGCAGGAGAACAGAGACAGTTCCTTGCGAGCATAATGGGATAGAGGAGAGAATCTGGTTAAGAAGATGGGAGTTTAAAATGAAATTTATAGATTTTTTCGCAGGAATCGGAGGATTTCGCAGAGGAATGGAATTAGCGGGGCATGAATGCGTTGGTTTTTGCGAATTCGATAAATTTGCCACTGCGAGTTACATCTCAATGCACTTGCTGACAGAAGAGCAGCGAAAGGCATTGGAAGATATTCCTATCAAGAAAAGACAGAAAGAAATACTAAAGGAGGAATACAGAAATGGAGAATGGTACGCAAATGACATTCGAAGAGTGTATGCCGGATATATTCCCAAAGCAGACTGTTGGTGTTTCGGATTCCCCTGCCAGGACATATCCGTTGCAGGAAAGCAAGCTGGATTTCAAGGAAACCGTTCAAGCCTGTTTTTCAGAGTTATGTACCTTGTCGGACAGCTCAAAGAAGAAGATAAACCCACTTACCTTTTCGTTGAGAACGTTAAAAATTTGCTTAGTGTTAATGGAGGATGGGATTTCGCCAGACTGCTCATTGAAATGGAACAACAGGGGTATGATGCAGAATGGCAGGTGCTCAACTCCAAAGATTTCGGAGTGCCACAAAACCGGGAAAGATGCTTTATTATCGGACATCTTAGAGGGAGAAGTACCGCAAAAGTATTTCCTATCGAAGGAACAGACGGAGAAAATCGTGTTCAAATAATTGGCCATAAAGATGGATATAGAAGAAACACACAGGTATTTGACCAGAACGGCATTACAGAAACGCTGGATACGGCACAGGGAGGCGGAAGAGGACATCATGTAGCATTGCCGTGTTTTATTGATTTAAATTATAAAAAAACAGAGTTAACCAATAAGGCAAGGTGCTTACAAGCCAGATACAACAAAGGAATCGCAAATCATAAAGCTGAAGTAAGCGGAGTTGCAATAAAAGTCATAGGAGAAGTTAATTCGTCACAAGATGGAAAAGTGCTTGGGATTGATGGAATAGCAAAATGCCATTCGGCAGGACACAACAACAATCCGAAGATTGCAATTCCTGTCCTTACGCCAGATCGTGCAGAGAAACGTCAAAACGGAAGAAGGTTCAAAGAAGATGGAGAACCAATGTTCACATTAACATCTCAGGATAGACATGGAGTTGCCACCAGTTTAAATCCTTTGGGTGGACTTTATACAGGAGTATCCAAAGAATTTTACCGTGGAATATATGAAGGTTGCTTTCGTTGTTTAAAGGCAAGCACACATGATAGCGGTATTGCACTCAAACTGAATGTTTTAAACATAAATTCTAACAAAGGAATATTCGTAAAGGTTTCTGATGAATTGATCGTATATGCAGTCTGGTATGAAAAATATCAATGCTACATAGCAATTCGGAAGCTAACACCGAAAGAATGTTTTCGGCTGCAAGGGTGGTCGGATGATTATTTTGAAAAAGCACAGTTTGTAAATTCTGACAGCCAGTTATACAAACAAGCGGGAAACGGCGTAACAGTGACAGTTATAGAAGCTATAGCAAGAAAAATGAATGTAATTCCAAATTAATAGCGTGCCAGTTGTTTGCACGGGGAAAGTGAGGATGATAATGAAAAACAATAATTACACTTCATTTTTTAAAACGAAACCAAAGAAAGTAGAGAGATACATTCGTTGCAGAAAATGTGGTGGAAACATGGAATGGAGTAGGGACTTTCCGCCACAAATTAAATGTACGAAGTGCGGATATACAGTATATCCAGAACCTTATGAGCCAGATTGTATCAAACTGCCAGAAACATGGGAAGAATATTTTGAATTGTATGAGAAAATAAGGAGGAGAAATGGATAAATTAAAACCGTGTCCGTTTTGCGGAAAAGAGATAGATACGGACAAAAATGTACACATTCCAGAAAGAGACTGGGCACCGTCTTTTTACGATCCTGACAGTGGGGGGGATCCAATAGCCATTCACTGTGAATGCGGATTAACATTTTGCACAGACACATGGGATTGGAAGGAAGCTGTTGAAATATGGAATAAAAGAGTAAACAAGGAGGGCACGAAATGAAATTATTTAAAACAGTAGATGAGAAATTAGCGGAAATTGGATTTGTAAAAGAAGAAGAAGACAAGTATGGGTGTGTGTATAAAAGAAAAGATAAGGAATATAATTTTACACAAAAAGTCTTCATTGGACACAAAAAATCTGGTGGACATATTTTGCAGTCATATGATCCAGATTTAGGAGATGATAAAGGGATTGGAAATACTTGTGTTGGTCTTACAGGATATGAAATGAAACTGTTTATTAAAAAGATGAAGCAGTTAAAAATGTATGCGGGTAAGGAGGACACAAAATGTTAATCAGAAGTCAGAATAAAGCAATTTTATTAAACTTTAGCAATTGGGCTGCAATTTATATCGTAAAAGATGGAGATAATTTTATTATTTCGAGCCTAGAGGGCGAAAATAAATGTACGCTTGGAAAATATTCCACCAAAGCAAAAGCCATGAAAGTACTGGATATGATTCAGGAAGCCTATGTAAATGGACATATTGATTATCAGATGCCAGAGGACAGTGAGGTGGTTGCATGAAGTACAGAAAGAAGCCAGTTGTAATTGATGCAGTACAGTGGACTGGTACAAATCATCGAGAAATGTTCGATTTCCTGACGGACTATCAGTGTACAGACCAGTACATGTCGGCAGAAGGTAAGAATTTCTATATTGACCATTGGAAGGTTCCGGGGGGATTGGTTATTAAGACACTTGAGGGCGAACATCTGGCGAATATTGGTGATTATATCATCCGTGGTGTTCACGGTGAATTTTATCCGTGTAAGCCAGATATATTCAGAGAAACTTATGAGGAGGTGGAAGCATGAGCGATAAACATAAAATATACGATTACATAAAAAGAACAATAAATCCATACGGGAAACCTTTTGAAGGAACGGCTTACGAGCTGGGACTTAAAATCATGGATTATATCGAAAATATGGATGACGAGAAAGAAAATGGTTGGATTCCGGTAAGTGAGAGATTACCGGAAGCAAGCGGTACGTATCAAGTGACTTGCATGGACGGAAGAATATATCGTTCAACCTATGCAAAATTTCAAAGCAAGTTGAAACGCTGGGAACTAACTGGTGCTAGGTCGTATTGGAAAGTCACAGCATGGATGCCACTACCAGAACCATATAAGGAGGGCAGATCATGATTGCATTCTTATTAGGATTCGCCCTTGGAACTATATTTGGAGTGGTTAGTCTTGTATGTGTGGCGATCATGTACGACAAGCATCATCCAGCCGAATAGAAAGGAGAACGGTATGCTGACAAGGAATAAAAAGCTGAAAGACTACGGTATTCCGGCAGAGGACATTGAAAAACTGAATACGATGCTGAAAGACTTCCCGGCAGAGTACGGATACCTGCTTTCCGGTGCCGCCTTGTCAGCTTGCCCGAAAAACACGGTGATAGCAGATATGGTTGTTGAGAATATCTTGCACCGGAAAAGTTACAGGAAAATCAGCAGAGAAAGATATATCCCGATGAACCCGAAGGATTTTTACGGATACAGGCGCAAGACTGTCGCTGTACTGTATGAGAGAATGCGGTTGTTGGGAGTGTGGGAGGATGGATAAATGCGGTTAATTGATGCAGACGAAATAATTGATTCTCTTGGAGGCTCGGATATGGATTTTGCAATAGGTGCAGTTATTGACGAGCAGCTGACAGCTTTTGATGTGGACAAGGTTGTGGAGCAATTAGAGAATTATTTATTTGAAAAATATTGCATAGAAGGAGATACAACAATTGATGAAATTGTGAAAGGTGGTGGAGTTGAATGAGTAACGTATCAGCTGAAACATTAGAAAGGCTAAGAGAAGACATGGTAGGAAGAAGATACAAGCACTTTAAAGGAAGAACCTACATCGTAAATGATATTGCTGTTCATACAGAATCAGATGAAATTATGGTGATTTACAAGTGCTTTGCAGACCCATTTGTGACATGGTGCAGACCGTTAAGTATGTTTACGAGTGATGTGGATAGAATCAAATATCCAGATGTAAAGCAGAAGAAAAGATTTGAACCGCTTTCTGAGCAGGAGGTGCAGAACGCATGAGAGAAATTCTTTTCAAGGCAAAGCGGGTTGATAATGGTGAATGGATAGAAGGATATTACACGGAATGCAGGGGCGAAACATTTATCGGCATTGATGCATCCAGTATATTTGAGCTTTTTTGCCCTCCTGTAATTAGATGGTTTAAAGTTAGCTCAGAAACCCTCTGCCAGTTCACCGGACTTTGCGACAAGAACGGGAAGAAGATTTGGGAAAATGATATTATCAAATATCATTTCGGAGAAATCTATGCTCCAATCAAATATGGATATTATCAAAATTGTTTTAATGCTCAGAAAACAGAACATGTCGGATTTTATGTAGATTGGACGGAAGACCAATACCTTAGAAAAGATTTGGGGTATTGGATTAACATGGTATACGCTATGCCAGTTGGAAACATTTTCGACAATCCGAAGTTATTACAGGAGGAATCAGATGAGTAAATCAGTATTAGTGATGGATACGCCAGAAAGAGGGTGCATTTCCTTCCCAATTGGGCAAAATGACAGTAATTGTAGAATAACGCGTATATATTGTCCGATTGCAGAAGAAACAGCATTTAATGAAGAAGCAGAAACAATCCCTGATTGGTGTCCGCTGAGATCGTTGCCAGAGAAGCGTGATACTAAGATGACTGGTGCTGATTGGAATTGTGGATATAATGACGGATGGAACGCTTGTGTTGATGAAATCATAATCCGCAGCAAATCACCGGAAGAAATCATTAAATACTATGAGAACAAAAACATTCAAATTAAAAGAAAAGCTGCACAGGAAGCTCAAACATCTGCATTAACTACTCCATTGGAAAAACCTTTAAGCAATGCTATGTTTAATGGAATGCTATGGAAAATTGTTTGAAGAGGCAAAATATATGACGACAAATCGAAGCGAATGTATGAGAAAGTGCAATATTTGCGGACAGTGGGTAATTACAGAATATAAACCTAATTATCCGATACTTAATGACAGTTGCTTTAGGCATCCGAAAGAAATTTTTATTTGTCAAGAATGTAAAGAAAGATATAGGAGAGGTGAAGTAGATGATTGATCTAGCGAATAAATGCGTATTAGTCAGAACACATGAAGAATATGAAAATATTCTGAAAGCAGCAAAGAGACAAGGATATAGATGGTACGGTGGAAAAGAAGTGTATCCATATCCTTTTGAAGAACAACAGATCCCGGATATATTAAAGTTCTACAGCAATAAAGAACTAACAAGAAATGCCAGCCTTACACCGGGATATGAATTAGTAAAAGCATCAGACGTAATTGAAGATGAGAAGGAGCTCAAGGATGCAGTAAGCCTTGTCAGAACATTCGCTAAATACCCAGTCAGAACAGCATTGACGGACTCATTTATTAAGTCCTTGAAGCTACTTGCAGATACTGTAGAAAGTCAGATGAAAGAGGTGAAGTAGATGAAAATAACTGCAATTGCAAGAGAAGATTTAAGTAATATATATGGTGGCTTAGTTCCGAACGAAATTAAATTAGAACTCAGCGGACAGATCGTACCAGACAGCTATGGTGAACGAATCGGATACTACGATGTAGAAAAAAAATCCTACGTGTCATATTTCAAGAAAGACAAAGAAGAAGGTAATACAGATTGTTTTGATGCCTACAAAAATAGTGGTTGCGTCAAAGAAAAAAGGCATGAAATATATACGGAACGTGATATCAAAGATGTAATTGATTATTATCTTATGTATGATATCAAGGAAAGCAGTAAGAATGAACCGACTGAAATTGAAGATTATATTAGTCGTGGAATCTATATAAATGGATATCATAAATGCAGATATGAGCTTTTGTTTGCAGCTGATGGAATGACCTCAAGAGTAGTTGTTGAATATAAGACCAATAATATCCCTATGTATGATTTTATAAAAGGAATGGAAGATGATATATCAGAGATTCTTGAAGATGATTCTTGCGAAGACAATATTTTCTATGGAATTATAAAGAATCATGAAATCATGATGTTTGATGAATTTGCGCATGGAAACAATGTTGAAATCGAAAATGTAGATGACATTACCGCAATGCTGGCATCTGTTAGGATGCTCAGTTGCGAGTTCGTTGAAAATGGTTCTAAGTGAGGTGAAGTAGATGGCGAGATTAACAGAAAGATATGATATTACACCAGACGGAGAATCAGATGTCTGGGTTAAACAGCACGATTATATTTCAGCGGCGCGAAAGCTTTGCGATTATGAAGACTTAGAAGAACAGGGCTTGTTTGTGAGATTGCCAGATGATTTAAGCAGAATATTGTATCAAATAAATTATAGATGGACAAAATGTACTAAATACGGTAAGAGAAGAAATAAATGTGAAATCTATAGTTGTGAACGTGAATGTGATAGCAGGGAAGAATATTATATAGACGAAGTTGATTTGCGATATATTCAGATTGGAAATTATTATGATCGTCTTGGCAAAACAGTATTCCTTACCCGTGAAGAAGCTGAGAATAAGTTGGAGGAGATTCAAAATGACAAGACCTGAGATTACAGCAAAACTATCAGCAATGATCGAAAAGAAAATCAATCCTCACAATGATCCACGTATTTATTGGGCTAAGGAAGTTACATTTGATTATTCGACAGATCATGCGGTCAGAGTGGATTATATGCGGTTCGTGCCGGCAAATAATAGTGTGTCCGGCATAGAAAAAGGTGACTGCTATTGTTATGAGATTAAATCATCGGCTGAAGATTTTTGCTCTGGCCATGGGTTGAATTTTTTTGGCGATTATAACTACCTGGTTATGCCGACAGATGTATGTGCTGCGGTATCCCTTGAAATTCCACATTATGTAGGAATATATGTACCAGAAGCAAATGATCTTACATGCATCAAAAAAGCAAAGCGAAGAAATCGGACAAGGCCTGTGTCTGAAATACTTTTGATGATGTTCCGGTCTGCGAATAGAGATTATAGAAAAACAGTAAAACGGTTGGAGGAGATGAAAAATGGCTTATAAGTATTTAGATAACGCTGTCAAATCCATTGAATATCAGCTGAGCAGTGCATATAGTCATGGATATTCTGACGGGAAAGAAGATGCACGAATAGAATATTCAAAGCACGGGAAAATTGTAAAAATGGAAGTGCTGGGCGAAGATGATTATAGTTCTATGCCAGACTACTATAAATCATGGCCCGTAAAAGCATGGTGCAGCTGCGGAAAGCCACTCAATCGACTGGATTATACATTTTGTCCATATTGCGGAGGATTAATTGCGAGGAGAGGTAAGGAAGAATGAGTAATAGTTATTGGAATTATGAAGACGATGAAAATATAATTTGCCCTTATTGTGGTGAAGAATACGAACCATCATACGAAGATACGTACATTGGAGGGGAACCGGTTGATTGTTACACAGAAGAAAAGAAAACCTACACTTGTGATAAATGTGGTAAGAAATTCACCATGTATGGATATCAGGCAGGATGGAAATATCAAACAGAAACCATTGACGGAGAAGTGACAGAGGAAGAAGTAGAAGAATTATAGAAAGTTGAGGAGAAAATAAAAAAATGTTTGAGGTTAATGATCAACAAATGGAAAAAGCAAATATTCCCGTTCAAAAAGAAATTGTAACGGAATTAGAACAGATTTTTAGAATTGTGGATGACAAGCCGTATTTCGAGCTGAAGTATAAGAAAGCTGGTGAGAATTATTACCATGTAGGATATAGTTCATTTGATTTTCATAATGTTCTGAAATGGAAAGAAGAATATTTTGAATTAGTGACGGAGGAATATTATGGATGAGAAAGAAGCTATTGAAAGATTAACAGATCATTTTAGAATACATTATGATGGTAGACCGACTCCATATCTCGATAAAGCAGTTGCAATAGCAATGAATGCATTACATAAGCAGATTCCAAAGAAGCCTAAAAATATAAAGACTATCCTTGACTTTTCAGGCAGATATTATACGACAAAAGGTGATTGTCCAGTTTGTAATAGAGAGGGACTTTATAAGTCGGATTTTTACTGCAATAAGTGTGGTCAGAAATTAGATTGGGGGGGTGAAGAAGATGGCAGATAACAAACCTACACTTGAAATTGACAGAGAAA